TAATATCTTATTGTGTGTTGTAAAGGTTCTTCTTTATAAAGACCATCTACTACTTTGTGTTCTGTAAACTTCCAGTCTCCTTTAATTTTTACACCACCACAAAAATCAAAAATGTTTAAATTTTCATTTATAAACTTTTCAGGTTTAACACCATCTACAAAATATGCATGCAATGCTTTAGGTATTACTAGAAAACTTTTATTTTTATGAAGAGCTAAATCTTTATACTCAAATCTACCTTTACATTTAGATTTACCAGCTTCATTTACTGCAATGTAATTATTTACATCACCCAGAACAATCTTAGAATACTTATCATGTTCTAATAAAAGATTAGTCATCTTTTCCCATCTTGCACAAATCTCCATATACTGTGCTTCATACTCTCTTGGGATTAATGTCTCAAGACCATCTGTATTCTGCATTAGCGGAGTAACATCTGGAATCTCTTCACAAATCATCTCATACAGCATCATTAGACTTAGCTGACCATTAACAGTGCATTTAATCCCCAAAATTTCTAAAGGGGTTGGATCATATCTTCTTGATATTTAAAATTTTTATTACCTGTGTGTTTACGTAGACCTTTGCATACTTTTGCAATACAAGATTCATCTAACTTATAATAAGCAGCTGCTTCTTTTATTGAATTATATACTTGCCCATCATTTACACACATTACAGGTGAAATATGATTATTAATATAAATTGGGAATTCACTTTCCTTTTTACACAATATCCATTTTTTTGCTGATTTTCTAATACCCATTATACAACTATTTATTAATTGTATAGAACAATCAATATGTTTAGCAGCATGTTCTTGAGTAAGAAAATAGCATATTTCATTTGTTTTTACATTTTTCCCTTTTAATCTATGTTTTATCTTAACTAACTCATCAAAGTTTTTATTAAAAGACATGAGCCACTTACTTAAAATAAGTGAATCATATAAAGCTGAAGATGTTACTTTTAAATATGTTGCTGCAGATTGTATTGAATTAAATTCAATAATTTCTAAAGTAAATATATTATATAAATAACATGTTTTCATATTAGGTTTTGTTGGCAATAATACATGGTTTGTTAAACAATCATATATTGCAATTAATTCCTCTTCTCTTAATAAAGCATCTTCTAAATCAATACAAGAATCAACTATAGTCATTAATATCTGGTTACCACTTTTTAATTCTTTATTTATCCAATTACTCTTATGAGTATCTTTATGATAAGATTTTGAAGTATGATGTGATAACCTTCTTAAAGGATCTGTAGTAATACCTACATAACGCACTTTATTATCTTCCGTTGAAGAAAGTGTGTATACATATATTTTATTTATCATGCACGGTGTTTCCCAGACTATATATTTATTCAAGTCAAGTACTCTCTTGCGAGATGATCTCTGAACTCTTCCCTGTTCGGGATTCAGCTGCTGATTGTCCATTTTGTGTTATTTTTAGTAAATATACAATAAACATTACACTCATACAAACATTTTTTAAGCATTCAAGCTTAGTCATATTTCATACTTACTTTGTAGCATGTTTGTCTTTAGGATATTCCAGCAATTAACCGTGTTTATTGAGAACCACTTTTATTTAATCCTCATTGTGAACTCTGGATCATACAGAAAACTATTTTCATCATTACTCAAACCATAAGTTGAGTTTAAGATAATCTTGTATACATAGTTTTTAGGATCCTTCTTACTTATCTTTTTCCTTTCATCAAAGAACCATTCATACAGCTCACAGAATTCTGCTTTAGGAAGATGATATGGAGCCCACTTATTTCTAATAGCTAAGTTTGGATAATAACTGACAACATCTGAAGACATGATTACCATCTCATCATCTGATTCATATACTCCAGCTGTTCTAGCACCATGAACACCACCCAGACCAAAATCTGTTTTCACACCCTTATACTGGACAGAATACTTAAACCCACCTTTAGTAAACATAGGGTCTAATTCAATCTGTCTAAACTTATTTAACAAATTTTGAAATGTTGCGGTCTCAAACTTTGTATAAGGAAGAATAATATCCTCAAATTTTATGAGGCTTCTATAAGTTCTGAGTTCTTTTAAGTCCCATTTTTTGTATCCAGTTTTTTCACTCAAGAAATGCAAAAACAATTCTTTAGAAATTCTTGGTTCAGAGGCACTGAATAAATCAATGTTATACTCCATAGTTAGATTTTTCCGGAGATCAATCTGACTCTTAGATAACATCAAAATAGCTTTAGTAGACTTGACATCATTAATACAGTAACTAATAACAGTGTCTACTTCTTGTGCAGTAATTTCTTTAGTGTGGTGAATTGGCATATCTACTATGTTAGCCCAATCCATTGTATACTGAATCCACTTTAGTGAACTTCTTTTAGCTGGATTATCCCAGTGATTTAGTTTAAACAAATCAATCTGATTGATTTTAATTTGCTTAGGTTTAAACTCTGCAAATTCTCCTCTGTTCTGTCTTGAAATTACATCTTGTGCTTTGTAATAAAGAAATCTTGCTATCTTGTCTCCATTGCTAGAAAGCAGCATTCTCTTATTTCTAAGAATATGCTCTGTTATTTGAGCATCAAATGCTAAACCATTAAAGCTTATATGCCATTCATTATAGGCAATGTTGTGTTCTAAAAATGTTATTAAATCAAAGATATCATTTCTGGATTCATGACACACAAATATTTCTTTATTATCAGACTTAACATCTTCATAGACAGCTATGAAACAATTCTTGAGTGTTTCATAGTCCATTACATAGTTGGTTTTCATAGGATTTATTCAGTTAAGCTGTTTCCCCGTTTAGTTAAAATTGCTTATTAAGGGATTCTAACCCTTATCCACTAATAAGTTAGCATGTTAAAACCATGTAGAGTATTCATTCCTCCTTACACCAAATAAGCAATTTAATTAATTACTTTGTCTCTGCTTCCGTAAAAGCTTTGTAGTCAAATGTAGAAGCATTGATTGCAAAAAGATTGATTAAATCTTCAATAGCAATTCTATCTTCAACATAATACTCTTGAAAAACTTCAATTTTGTTTCTCTCTTCTTTAAAGTTTCTACCATTAGGTCTTTTTACTTTACATGCAACTGGATCACCATTCTCATCCATTTTAGGCAACATGTGTAAACTTTGTTTAGTGATCTTAGATATAATTACAAATACTTTTGTAGCTGGATCAAAGATACATTCCACATATGGACACTCTGTCGCAATTGGGATTAATCTAAAAGTTTGTGTTTCATTCCAAGTTGCTTGGACAATCATCATTGAGTTGTTCATAGTTATTATTTAAATTATTAATTAACAAATTTACTGCAGATTCTTCCATACTTCCTAAATTAGCTATCTCTAATTGTAGAGTTTCTTTAGCTAAGTCAGGTTTAGTACATAATTCAACAACAGATTTCAGTAGTTCCACATTAGTATTTAACAAATCTGCATACTCATTATAGTATTTTTCAGGATACAAATAACTTTTTATATATTGGTAATTACCACTTTGTGGATCAAAAAAGTTTAAAATTTTAGCTTTTAAATTCAGATTTATTTTACTATACCTTCCCATCAGAAAATTTACCCAGTCATCACTTAAATCAGAAAACTCAAATGTGAACACACTAGTTTTTGAGTCAGCTTTCACATACCCAAATAATCTAGCATGTTTAAGTAAAACAGATTTTACAAATACTTCAAAAGTATTTGAACCATCATTGTCATACACACATATTAGTTTCATATCCTCAGAGGACGTGCAATTTTCTTCCCAAGCTACATAAGTTGCTTTAGGAACATATGCTGCGCCTCTTTTAATACCCAGGAGCGGATATACAAACACCTGAGATTTTTGGAAATACTTCCTATACACTGAATTTAAAGCCATAATTCCTACAATTTTACATTATTTACAACTAATGAGTATGGTAGGTCATATCTTCTATTTTCATAGTGCCACTTAACAGTTTTTACTATTTCATTAAAAGACTCCTTCCATTTCTCTAAGGTTTCCTGACTAACTTGAAATGGATACACTAGATTATACTTGTCAATAACAATAAATGTTACTTGAAACTTCCAATCAAACTTATCTTCTCTGTTAGCAAGGTATCTGTTGTTTGCAAGAATAGTATAAATAACGGCTTGCATCCAATATTTATAGTATTCTACGGTCTCTGGAAAATCTTGAATTGCTTTTGATGTTGTCTTGAGATCATTGATGAATATAGTCTTAGATTCAGAATCTACAACTACATGATCAAGAACTCCATGAAGACCAAAGCTTAATTTAGGGTTGTTGTACTCTAAATGCAACTCACTTTCTACAACAAGATGATCATCTTCAGGTTTTCTATCTAATTGTAATAAAGCTCTGACATCTTTATTGCTTCTTAGAATTTCAATCTGAACTCTGCAGCCACTCAGAGTTTCTTGATCCACAACAGTTTTACCAATGCTGTTTTTCAAGAATTCAAAATAAGTCTTGTTTTCTTCTGTAAGAATCTTGTCAAGTCTTTGCTGATCTGTTTTGAGAGTTTGGTAGAGATTAGCTGTGAGAAGTAATGTGAGAATGTCTTGGGAGTAGTCTTCCAAAGATAGTGAATTATTACTTATTGACAAATGTATTTTGAACACATCATAAATAATTTTTCTTTGGCTATCTGTAGGCATTTTGCCAGGTAGTTCTAAAAAGTTTTCATCAAACTTTTCTTCTTCAAATAGTAGACAATGCAGAACGCGCCCTGCAACTAGGTGCGCGTCTGTAGAGTCCTCTCTTTGATTAAGAACATAATGGTTATAAAATATCACCGGAGAATATAACAACTTGTTAATTCCACTATAACTGAAGTAAAACTTCTTCTTATAGAACTGCTCTAACTCTTCATTAGAACCAATCAATGCTTGACTCATCTTCTTCTTCTTTATTAGGTTCAACAATAACTTCTTCTTGGGTATTCTCAATAGTAATTTCAGTTTCTTCAACCACTTCTTCAATTGTTTCAGTAATTTCTTCTTCAATTACATTTACATCTGATAATTCAAAAGAAGGTTCTTCTTCTACACTTTCTATGTTTAAACTTTCAGTGTTTACAGCTTCAACAAGTTCTTCTTCTAAAACTTCTTCTTCTAAAACTTCTTCCTCTTCTTGAGCAACCGGTTCATAGTTATCTTTTAATACAAACACATAATTTTGATTTAATATCTTGTGTATTTCATCTGATACAGTGATATTTTTTACTTTAAAAAACTGTGTATTACCATTACTTTGAATCTCTTTACTATAATGATTCATTAATATATCTAACTTATCTGCAGTAAGGACATTAAAAGTATTTAAAGATTTAACAATATCATCAATAGTTGTATTGAATCTATATTTATCTTTTCCAATTGTAGAACATAAACTTTTAAAATTTACATGGTTTCTTGTATGACAATCATAAATATTACCAGCATGGTCTTTAAACAACATTTCAATAAAAAGTAAACTATCAGTAACATTTGAGTTAGCCATGATTTCCATTGCTAAGACATGATTATCTCTGTCATTACTCTTAAACATGTTTGTTAACTGACCAAACATTTCATAGTCAATGGTTACATTCTTAGCATTAACTGCATTTATTAAAGCATTAACATTATAAATTGTTAAATTTTGTAGTTCTTCAACCTCATTGATAAACTCAGCATCTAAAACATAATGTGTTTCTGAATCATCATAAGAATCACAAACATCAATTTTATATTTTTCAATGATATCTTTAAAAGTTCTTGTAGTTGGATAAGAATAATAAATTTCCAAGTTTTCATTAACTAATTTATGTGCTTCAAGTACATCTTGGAAATCTGATATGTCAGTTGGGTCAATATTTAAATGACTTGAAAAAAATGGAAGTAACTTTTCTATATCTGTTACTGGCATTTTAGAGTACCAACTACCTCCGGTTGAATTAACATATTCATATTGTGATTTACTAGAACCAAATATATAATCAGCTATTTTAGCATCTCTAACAGTTTTGGTACCATTTTCTTCATTAAACTGTTTTACTTTTACTCTAGGAATGTTAACTGCTGGTAAAAGGTATAGTTTATCACCTTTTTTTGGTTGAAAATCTAAATCTTGAATATTAAATAATGGTTCATCATGTTTAATTAAGTGTTTTAAAGTAACATTAAGTGTACCATCATTTTTAGCTTCTATATAAATTTTTTGTTTCATTTTTTAAACATAAAAAGATAGGGATGTAATCCACCCCTATCAAGATTAATAATTAATTACTTTTTGTTCACAGGGAACTGAATAGTCCTGTTTATTTTACAGACATCTTTACTACATTAGCATTCATCATCAATGAAGCAAATTTAACCTTGTTACCATTGATTAACTCTTTGATGACATAGTATCTCAAGTCATCAGTGAAAGAATCACATTCAGTAGTAAGTTTTATAATTCTTTGAATCATTGGTTGAGTAATGGTATTTTTCTCAGCAAATGTTAAACCATAGTTAACAACTCTTGTTGCAACTACACTAGATAAATCAGCTCGGAAGTCATCACCCTCTCCTATAGCAGATTTAAGTGTATTTAACACATACTGCTCATCTTTCTCAAAGATATCTTTAGGACCAATAATCTTATCTAGTTTGTTATTAATAAACATAGTAAACATAGATGCAAAGTCAGGACCTACAGAACCTTCACCAATCATTTGAATAATTGGTAAGTTCTTAGAAAAATCTTGAATAGAACTGATAGAGTTAAAGAAAGTAGTAATCATCCTTGGATTAATTCTTTGAGAAACTAATTCTGGATTCATCAATAAAAAGTTAATACATCTACTGTCAATATTAGACTTCTCTGCCCACTTAGCCCAGATGTTAGCATCAAATTTTACTTCTGTAGAGATAAATCTTGTCTTCTGAGCAACATCTAAAGAAGTTACATTATAATCACCATTGTCTGGATTAGTTGTCAATAAGATATGCCAGTTCTTTGGTAATTTCCAAGAAGCATAAGCTTGCTCATCAATCAAAGTCATGGTAGCTTGCATAAATCTGTGGTCAGCTCTGGTATAGTCATCTAAGATTAAGAAACCACCTTCACCTCTACCTTGAATCCATTCAGGAGCAGCATGAGCCATTCTCTTATTGATTACTTTGTAACCTTTCTTCATTGCTGCATCAATCTGATGCTCATTAATCCAGGTAGTCTTACCTTCTGCATTTGAAATCTCAAATTCTTTTACAGGAAAACCTACTAGGTCACCTAATTCCTCAAACTCTGCTAAGTTTAGTCTGATCATATCCATGTTAAGCTCTGAAGCTAATTGTTTTACTGATGAAGTTTTACCCAAACCAGCATCACCCTCTATATTCACTGCTACAGGAACTTTACCATTAGCTTGTATATGTTGGTTATTAGTAACCATATACTTTACAAAATCTTTTAACTCATCTAAATTTAATTGAACTTGACTCATAACTTTCTTTTTTAATTTTTTATAACTCTAACTTAATAATTTTGCCTGGTAATCTATCATTCATATCTGATCTTTCAGATAATACCCACAATATTTTGCCTTTTGGCTTTATTCTTGTACCACACTCACCATCAGTAAAGTATATTAAACTTGTAAACTTTCTGATGTTTGCATCATAATACTCTAGGACGGGATCAAATTCAGTCCCACCTCTACCAACAACATTCAAATCATTCTTGCCTTTATAGGGCTCAATACTGTTGATTTTTGTATCACATTGGATAATAGTTATATCAACACCTGTTTTATAAATGTGATGAATCTCATTCATAAACTCTTTTAGCTCTGAATCACTTACTGAACCTGAAGTATCAATAGCTAACAAGATGTGCTGACGCATTTTAATTTTTAGACCTGGAAAAGCCGGAAATCTTCTATTTTCCTTTCTCTGAAGTTTCTTGGTAAATACTTTTGTACTTGTACCAGTAAATCTTCTTACATAACCTCTCCAATCAAATTTTGGTTTTACAATTTGTTCTATTTTAATAAGTCCGGATATTTCACCAGGAATATTACCTCTTTTCTTTTCAGTCTGGTCTTTAGCTTCAGTAAGAATTCTTTGAATTTGACCTTCCATAAGTTTTTGTTCTGTTTCACTTATGCCGTCAAACTCTTCCCATGTACCATGATCATCACCTGGACTCATTCCTTGTTCCATTTGGTCAAGTAATTGATCCATAGCTTCTGAACCTGATGTACCGGTTTGTTCCTTCTTTTCTTGTGCTTCCTTCAGCTTCTTATAGTAGTACTTAGTACCTGCTTTTCTATCAAGATTTAACTCATGATAATCATCAATCATTATACCTCTCATAGGTATCTTAGATTCAATTTCTTTCAGTTCCTCTGGTGTAGCATCATTATCTTTTGCTTTTTTATACTCAGTCATTACAGCATCTTTCAGTAGTGTAAATTCTTCTGTAGTATATTCTCCACCCGGTAACCAGTCATCTTCTATATACTGGTTAATTTCCATATCCATTGCAATGTTGGCCATTCTCCTATCAGCAAAAGCATGATAAGCTGTTAAGTGTCCAAATGCAATGTGTAATAGCTCATGTTTTAACAAACCTAATCTATTTAAATCAGTCAATCCACACCAGAAAGTCTCATTAATTGCTAACTGGTAGTTTATTCCATTCTTACTAACTCCTGCTGTAGGAATGTCATTTCTCCAATGCTTATTCAGCTGGATTAGAAAATACCCATAATAGGGCTCTTTAAGCATTATGTCCTTACTGGCCTTGCTTAGTAAATCTACTTTATTCATAAACTCTTACTTTTTTATTATTTTCAGATTTCCTTCAAATTCAAAACCAAATTTTTCAAGTTTAGTTTTTACAACTTCTATATACATTTCAAAATAAAAAGTTATACACTCAGTGTGGTCAGGACATACTATAAAGTATTCTATAACATTGAGTACTTTTTGTTTATCCTTAAAACAAAGAGAAAAATTAAATCCTAATTCTAGATTCAAAGCATCATAAAATTTATTTTTTTCCCAATAGGTTTCATCTTTACCAGAAAAGATAAAAACCATAAAAATCCAGAATAGGTTATCATTAATGTCTAAAGAATCAATAATTGTATGTGCTAAATTTGAATTACTTTCATCAGGAGAATTAATCATTGCAATCAGATTCTTACATTCTTCTTTTCCAAATTTTACTTCTTCCATCAGTCTTCTTTCTTAATAACACCATCTACATTTATTACTTTTGGCCCAAAGGTTTCTGGATCAACACCTTTTACTTTTATTAAAAATTCTTTGTATTCCTCAGTAGTTATTGAATGTAAACCATCATACATTTCTCCAGAATCAAATATTTTTTTAACAGCTCCTAAAATGTTTACTGTATTCATATACATTTCACCCATAAATGAGTCTTCTCTATTAAAAATAGATGAGTCTAATGCCAATGTTGTAACTTTTTGATTATCGGCATCTCTTGTAACAGTAAATTCTAATGATAAACTTGACTCATCAGGATTTGCTTCATTTGTGAAAACCACTTTGATTTTCTCATTTTTCAATTTAATAATTTTTTGTTCTTCTTCCATGATTATTTTATTTTTTACATTTTACCAAATAGAGAATTTTCTCTACATTTTTTAACATGCTTTTCAATAAAAGCTAAATACCTATAAATGCATTTAAGTGTTTTCATAACTATTTTACTTTATAGAATCTACCTAAGATGTTTCCATTAAGAAACTCTTCTTTTTCTAACACTTCATGTACAAAGTGATGTTTTGTTTCCTGATAAGTAAGCTCAGTACTTGAGTAACATATTCTAAGAATTTCTCTTTTAATATTTACACCCATTTTGTGCGCTTCTTTCAGTATTTTATTAGAGCTATAATAATTAAGAAAATCTGGTCTAAGAACTCTAGTATACTTTTTAAGTCTCTTATCAGTACTCATAGCCAAAGCTTTCTTACCCAAGGGTCTTTTTATATTAGCAAAGAAGTTCTTCTTGCCTATATAAGAAACAGACTTACCATCTATTATAGCTGTCATAAGATAAATAAATCCTATTCCTCCTTCTGGGATATCTAGTTCACCAAATACCTTACCTTGATATGTCCAAAAATCTATTGGTTTACTCATAATAGTGCTTTTATTGATTTGAATACTATGTTTCTTGTTTCTTCAAGACCTCTTGCTTTTACAGTATCAGATATATCTTTCTCACATGGAAGAACTATATAATCAAAACCATATCTTTTCTTGTAAGTTTTAGCTGCTTCAATACCGGGCTCATCATTGTCAAAAATTAATATAATCTTAGCATATTTTTGGATATACTTCTTCATAATATTTTCTGCAATCATTGAATTCTCACTATCTGGTGCAATTGTTTCTACATTACCAATCCCAAGAGTTTTGAAAGACATGATATCTTTTAAAGATTTGGTAATTATTAGATACTTGCTTTCAAAAGTAATTTGTTCAGAACCCTGAATATAATCAGAAACTTTAATAAACTTGCTGACCTTATTTTTAGGTTGATAGATTTTATATAGTGTACCATCATTTTTGAAATAACCATATGTATAGTTATTTTCAAACCGGAGCTCTTTTATAGCACCATCTTGATCACTTTTACTAAGTATAAAATACTTCAGTGGTTGAACATTGTGTTTGTCTAATACTTTAGAACCTATCTTATAGCTTAACCAAAAATCTTGATCAAGATTATTCCAGTGTCTGATTTCATAATCAGAAACTTCATATCTACTCTCTGGTTTATATTCTCTGGGAGTTATATCATTTCTTGAAACATAATCAGAATAATCATCCATTATCTTTCTTACAGCAATACCTCTAGACTCTAAATTATAATAGTGTAACACAAAATCAATTGTATCACCAGATTTACCAGTAGAGAAATCCTTAAACCTGTATTTACCCATTTTATCTGAATATATACAAAATGAAGGTGTTTTTTCTGCAGAAAATACGGATTTGATTTTAACATCTTGTCCAGTGAGTTTTTCTGGAAGATTAAGATAAAATTCAAAAGGCCATTCTGTAGGAACCTGATTCAAATCATATATAATTGCTTTAGTAGAAATCATAACAATTTATTTTAGAATAAAAAAGGGAGCACTGAGACCCCCTTTCTCAAAAGTTAATTACTTTTAATCTAAGCTAAAGTCAGCAGCATTCTTACTTGGAATAGAAAAATCATCTTCTTGTGTTCCAAATTCTTTTTTCTCAACTACTTCAAGCTTTTTAAGGTGTTTAGCCTCATTATACTCAACAATATTACCATTTTCAACATTACCATAAGCATACTTATTACCTTCACTTTTTGGTAAATACATGTCATAGTTAGTATAACCAGTCTTACCCATATATTCTTTACCACCTACACACCATTTAAGATATGTGTTTTTGATTGGAGCATTTTCACTGAAGTTTTTAACAAATTCTTCAATAGTATCAAACTTGTTATCTTGTGCTACAAACCATTCATCAGCACCATATGTATGTGCTAAGTTTTTCAAGAAAATCATGATAGATCTATTTCTTTGAATCTTAACACCAGTTTTAGTCTCACCATCAGCAAATGCATATTGGCTTGCTTTCACTCTACCAATTTGACCTGCATAACGACCCTTGCTTTCATCATCTTTGTCAATCATAAAACCTTCATAATCAGCAATAGGTGGTGTTTCTACATTTAACATCAAGTGGTATGCACCTTCAATAAATGAGAAATCTTCTAATGTAATAGAATTAATTTTTAAAACATGATTACCTGGTGTAATTGTTTTAGGCATCCCGGAGCCTGTTCCTAAATCAGTTGTACTTAAAGCCATCTTTTTTTTACTTTTTTAATTGTTAAACTTATTTTTTTTAAATATATACTTCATTCCAAGACACATTCAATTGTCCTTCACTAGAATCAGCAATTACTATTTCTTGATTTCTCAAGTGATCTGGTCTTGCACCACAAGTTACTTCATCATTAGTTTTAAAACTTAGTATAGTTTTAGAACCTTTTCTGTACATGTAACCAATTGCATCAGCATTAGCACACACTAAAGATTTGATTTTACCTGTCAAATCTATATTAGCTGCCATAACCATTTCACCTTTGTCATCAACTTGCTTATCTTTAATGTGTCCTGATAGGATTACATGATCAGCTAAGGTATCTACAAAATCCAGCACTTGGAAAAAAGCTTGGCGAATATACAAATATCCTGCACCATTTGGTAGAGTAGTAATGTTATCACCATCAAAATTTTTACCCATTGGTGTTTGTTTGTAAAGTTTCACAGCAAGTGGGTGTATCATTTCTTCCAATGCTGTTACAGTATCAATAGTAATGTACTTGTAAGGTTTGTTAGCTTCTCTAATTGCTTTACCAGTATCCAATAACTCTTGTAAACTAGTAATTGGAACTTTCAATGCTTCAATAAAATCTGCACCATGTTCTAAATCTAAGATAAGATTATTTTCAAGACCAGCATAACAAGTAGTTTTACCTGTTTTAGGTTTTGAGTAGATAACCAATCTTTTAGGATTAGCTCTCTGAGCCTTTACCTTTGTAGTTGGAAGTACTATACTCATTGTTTTGTAATTAATTCATTTAACCACTGTCTGTTGCTTACAGGTTTTTTCCACATAATTGCTGCATAATCTGCAATAGTCATTTCAGAATATAATACATCTGGAATGCTAGGAATAGATTTAATCTCTGACACAGAATTATTAGTTTTTGGTTTCAATTCTTCTGTAAAATCAGGAAAATCATTGTTGTCAACTAAAGAATTCTGTAGTCTTGGTAAATCTATATCAAAGTCAGAACCTTTCTTCTTTTCTTCAATCTCAGCAAGTCTTTTCTCAA